TACACTTAATTCTGCACCCTGCAGAATCGTGAACCAATCAGACTGAATCAGTTGGTTCAGATTAGACGCCACAAGATCAGGTGTGTCGCCAGCCTGGATACGATATGCGAAAGCGCGACCATCGATCAAAGCACCGACGACGTCCCCAGGTGAGGGTGTTCCCCAGAAATTTATCGTTTGGTCAGTGACGGAGGCGGCAATGCCGGGTTTTGATTGTGTCGTCTGCCATTCTGGAAGATAGCGGGTTGTCGTCCGTCCAGAATCGTTATCTGCGTTGATCGTAACATTCACTGTTCCGGAACCAAGGTCGGCATTTAGCGTGGCCGAATTGGGCCACCCGCGGTAGATACGACACAGAGCACCGACCGCGCTAGCCTCGGATGGCCCGGAAGGGTAAAGGATTGAAGTCACGGTCGCAGCGACTGCGCTCTCGACCTGCGATATGTCGGCCATTTCAGGTCACCGCCATCTTCGCACTTATTCTCCATCCCAGACTGGTAAGTTCCGAGGAGGCAATAACGGCAGTCCGCAGGAGATCGTCGGTAATGAAATCACCTGGCGAAAACACAATGCCTCTGACCACGGGCAACAGGATGTCCCAATAGGGGACAATCTGGTCGGTAGGCAAGTCCGCTGCCGAAGCACCCGAACGGCTTTCGCCAAGCACGCTGGCCGGCCACCCCTCGACGACATTCGTCGAACTCCCGGACGTATATCCACCATACGAATTACTCGCGGCATTTGACTGCAGACTCGGCCTGGCGACAGAGATTATGCGGTTACACTTGACGCACAAGATCGGCAGAAGAGGCTCCTGGGAAGCGACGAAAAAGAGGGCACCTCCCATGTTCAGATAGTCCCCCGGACGCGTGTAGCTGGCATCGAAAATACCGTGCCAGAGCGGTTCGCCATAAACGTTGGTCCGCCCGTCATTGCCCTTAGCTGGCATGAACCAGGCCGTTAAACGTAAGATGCGATTTGCGGTGCCTATCGGGTTAAAGGACCCGGTCGGTCGGAACAAGTCTGCAGAATGTCCAATTTGACGGGCGGCTAATCCAAGAGCAAAATGCAGACGGTCTTGAAGCTTATCACAATTCATTTTTCATACGACTAAAGACGCCGTGCCGCTTGATAGCGCAGGGCCGCTTGGGACGCCAAGGAACCCACACAGCCTTCTTCGCCATTCGTCCAGCAGCCTGATCCTATCACCGAGTTCGTTTGTATTCCTCGTCCAAACAGCAGCTTGGTTGGTATCGAGGCTGTCCGATGCCGCAGGAACAGCCAGTTCCAACGATATGAGGTTAGCGAGATAGCGACGCGCAATCACCGTCTCCGAGGCAGAAAGATTGGTTAGACGAAACTCCAAAAGGCCATATACTTGAAAATATCGCCATGATTGCATTCCACTGGGCGCCGCTCCGTAGACGGGGTATCCGCAAAATCGCCGAATATCCACTTTTTCGGCTTCTGTCAGAGGGTTCAAATCAGTGATCCGTCTCCACGGCTAAACAAAACGCTGCCCGACCCTGTTGGGGAGATCGCGGCGGCGTAAGAGATCAAGCTGTTAATCGATAGAATGAGTCGGCTGCCCGCTAAAACGGGCATATCGGCCGTGGAGGCCGCGACAGTCGAATCCGAGCCAAATCTTACGAAAGCCAAAGCATTAGTTGTATTGGTTACGACGATGGAATCCCCGCCGCCGGACAATGGCGCGTTCGATGAGACGCTACCAACGGAAACGCTTATCGTTCCTGTCGGACGGAATGGACTTACTGAGCCTAGCGGCATTATGGTTGTCCGTTTGTGGCGTATTTAGCCAACATGCTCGACAATGACAGCTCGTTTGTAGGCGGCGTTTGTCGCGGTCGGCACCGTTGTCGGATTGGTCGTTGTGTCGGATGGTGCGCAGAATCCACCGATCCAATACCAGGACTGCGCAATGATCTGTTGCAGGCGGTCGATGGCTTCTCGGGTAACCATCGCAACTCCATCAACCATCGTTATAATAGAATCCGCCGGTGCCACGTCAGTCGCCGCAATACCGGCGAAATCTCCCTCAATTAGCGCACCCTGTCCGCAAATTATGGGCCGACGAATCATAAGGCCCGGTAGTGTCGGATGCGGCTGAACAAACGCCTCGGTAGTCGGAACGAACCGAAGGCCGAGGAAGTCGTTTGTCATCCCCTTCTTGAAAACCTGATTTACGGAAGTGGCACCCTGGAACAATTGCTTGAAATCTGGGTCGGCAAAAAGTTGACGGGACGAAACGGGATCGAGGTAGCAGTTATACGCTCCGTCGATCTCGGGTACCGCATTCAGCCGAAGTTTGGACACCGCATCGAGTAGGTTCGACATCGTAAGGGTATCCGTCGCGGTTATCAGCGAACTGTTGCTGCGCTGGGAGGGTCTGACTATCGTCGAGCCATTCGCAGCGGTCACGGTATTGCCGGCTGTTCCGTCAGATACCGACACGCTTCCAGAAAGCATCAGAGTGCCCGACACCCCGTTCGGTGCAGTTGATACATTTGTGTTGTCAATTGCCACACCGATCAGAGAATAGGGATCCGAACCAATCGTGACTGTCATCGCAGCACTACTGCTGACAGTTTGCTGGACGCCGTTTACGAAAACCGTTTGGAAACCGCGCACATCATCCACGGCGATCGAGGAACCCGCACTCGCGAGGGTGGTCCGGACGCGGGTGTTGCCCCCTAAATAGGCTCCAAACAATGCGTTTCTGGCGAGTTCATCAAGACTACGTGCGGCTTGCTCGCCGTTTACATATGCATTTTGGAGAAACTGAGAAGCTATTCCGACACGCTCGGTGACGACGTTTAGATCGGTCGTTGCCGCGTAGAGATTGATTGAGATCGTGTACTGTTCAACGCCCCAGGTCGTTGGAATAAGGCCATTGTCGAAATTCGTATTTGACGCCGGTGATAATGGCGTGGTCACCGACGGCTTGAGCCCCGCACGGGTTTTCGTCAGCGTCTCCCCGATGCCAACCGCCACAGTCGTCTGATCTGCGCATGCGCGATAGCCAAGACGCGAGCGCAAGGCTTGGGCAAATTCACGTTCGAGAAAGCCCTGCTGAATGATTGGCTGGAGTGAAACGGGGAAGTTTTGAATACCCATCTATCGTCCTAACTAAAGTCGTCTATATTGAAAAACAATCAGATCCGATACTTGGTAACCGCAGCCCTGGCCAAGGCATATTCATCATCTGTCATTTCCAAGGCCGTTTTTTGGCGGACAGGTTGAGATGCTGGGGCGCTTGCAGGGCTCGAAGAGGACATCACATTGAATAGCCAGGGTTTACTGCGCCTTAGGTCATCCATCAGTTTCGGGCCGCCGATTATCTTGTCATCCTCACCCATCTGGACAGCAGACAGATCAATAAGCTTTAAACCGTCAAGATCGATCATTCCCGCCCTAACAGCTTCTGTGGTCAGGTTGGCCGCCAGGATGCGAGTCCGAAAGTCGCTCTGGAGTGCCGCGATCTCTTTGGCAAGATGATCTGGTTGCTCTTCCGGAGTCTCGCTTTCGTCAAAGCTACCGTCCGGTCTGGGCGATACATTATTCATTCTAAACTCATTGTCCATCATCTGGGTTTATTGCGCCCGGTGCTGCATCTAAATTTTCAATGTCATAACAGGCAGCAATCGCCTGCAGCGCAGCTTCCCTCGCTATACATCCGGCCGTCATTAGTGATATCAAGGACTGAACATCTTTTTGCCGGTCGTCTGCGGTCGTCGGATACCATCTTGGCCATTTAAGACTAAGCTTTGCATTTGAGTTGAAAGGCTGAATGACCTCGCCAAGAACTACAAGGTTATACATTCGTGACGCTCGCATAATCAACCTGGCGAGCTCTAAGAGGCCACTTTCCCCGTAACTCGTCCGCAGTCTATCAGCCAACCAAATGAGACCCTGATTTAGCAACTCCAGCGCCCGGCCGGATTGGGCGGCGGCTATGCGTTCAGGGCTCGCCCGGTTCCCGTGGATACTCTCGAGTGCAAGCTCGCGCAGGGCGCGAACGTACTCAATTACCGCAGCCGACGCCGTACCGCCAATTTCCAAAAGGCGGGCGTCACCCTTCTCCGAGACAATAAGTGCGTTCCCTGCCCCTTTTATTAATTCGCCGTCGGGAAGAGCGGGGTCCTTCAACAAGAGCGTTGGATCGCTGCTGTATTTAAGGCCACGACCAACCTGACTGAGCTGATAATCGATTTCCACTTGGGAGTGCATCGCCGCCGCAAACGTGCAAGCCCCATCGGCGGTGTCACCAGTTGACGATGGGCCAGGGAGGTTCTTAATCCATACGATCGGGACGGAGCCGAGTTGATGTCGAACAGTCCGATCTTGATCGACAGTCGTGGGCAGTGCCTTGCCAACTAGCGTTGGATTAAACCATGTTTCTGCTTCGCAGTCCCAGCGACGTGCAAACCAATACTGCCCGTCCGGATCATCAATCTGGTATCCATTGCGAACAAGATCGATACCGGAGACTTTGTAACGCTCGTCTACCCGCAGCAGCGTGTTCGGGGCAGAGGGGTCCCAAGTCGGTGTCAGATAGAGTGTGTCCATGACGCCTACGAATAGACGGCCCTTGAGGACCCGTAACAGTAGCGCTACCGATCCTGTCGCGCCGCTCATTGCGGCTTGAATCATCGTCTGGTTGAGCCCGGTTTCTTTGATGATGTTCGCAAATACCGATCGAGTGACCGGATCGGTACTCTCGATGCTGGGGAAATGCCCCTCACTGAACAACAAGGATACGCTGTCTTCGACGACGATCCGGCATAGTGGATATCGAACGCTTGGACGTCTTTGACGTAACGGGATGTATTCGCCCGTTGCGCTTCTCTCCTGGTGAAAATGGAATGGGAGAGAATCATAAAGCGACCCATCCAAAGCATTTTTTAGGATCGTTAACTTGCGCACCCTCGGTGGATAGTCAGTGTCCCGCGGAACCAAATCGCAGAGTGTGTCAAACATGATTTTCCAAATTTTGGTCTCTTGCAGTATTTAACGACTGAATAGAGGGACCGTTATTGAACTTGTCGGGCGCGAACGCGAGGTCAAAGTATTGAAGGCGCGCACGAGTGCGTCGACCTGATCGTCTTTTTTGCCCCACGGGAAATCAGCCATTTCGTCCAGCAAAGTACGCGTCCAGCCGGCTTTGACGATCGAGATATTTCCTGCTTCGACTTGGGATGCCAAGGGCATGGCCCTTGTTGTCTTCGACCCGCTCTCTCGCGACGAGATGACGTGAAAACCGGCAAGTTGCCGCGTTAGGTAGGATGTCTGACTCTTGCCGGCCTGCCCAGGATCTTCGGGTAGGCCAACGACGACACCAGTTCCATCCACCTGCGCCGTTCGTACGATTAATTCCTCGATCTGGTTGGGTGTCCCGCGCATCCGCACGACGTCCAGAATTGTATAGCGGCCGGTTTGATCGCGCGACAACTTGACCCCTACCGTCCAGTCAGGATCATTTCGCCCGTTGTTTCCAGTTGCAGCTAAATCCCACGCCCTCACCGTCGCCTGAGGAATATTTTCTGATGAAGCGATGCTCAGCCGGTCGATTGAAAACAGCCGCCCGCCTGCCGGAAGAGGGGATTGCTGAAACAGTGCTGCCCAGGCACGCTCTCCCAACAGTTCGCGCTTTCTGTGCAGTTGGCCCTGGTTTTCCCATTCCGGCCACAGGGCTGTGCCGAATAGTCGGCCAAGAGGGTCGGCCGCCTCTGCGAGCGCAGGCAGGCGGACCACACGCCACTCTGCCCCGACCTGCTCCAGTAGTTGGCCGCCTAAGTCGTCAGGATGCCAACGGGTCATTATCAGTACGACGCGTCCCGCTGGCTTCAACCGCGTCGTGACATCAGACTTATACCAATCCCAAATATGTCGGCGCTGCCGTTCGCTGTCTGCCTCTGCTTGCGACCGGATGGGATCATCTATGATCACAAGGTCTGCTCTCCGGCCCGTGATTGCTCCACGCACGCCGAGCGAGACATACTCACCGCCGCAACTGGTAGCCCAGGCCGATACACCGCGCTGATCCTGCGTCAGCCCAAATCCGAGATACTGCTGATGGCCAAGGATCAGTGATCGGACACGGCGGCTAAAATGGTCGGCTAAGCCCCTTGAGTGGGCAGCGCTGATGACCGATGAGCCTGGATGTTGAGTAAACCACCAGGCAGGAAAAATAACCGATGCATAGGTTGATTTTGCAGAGCCTGGCGGCATCAGAATCATCAGCCTGTCGAATTCGCCGCTTGCTAGGCGCTCTAACTCCGAAATCAGATAAAGATGATGGGAAGCCGGCCGGTAGCCGCTGTCCCTAAGTGCTTCTTCCGCCCATGATCGCAGCGTGCCCCGGATCCGACTTCTGGTTAAAATTACTTTTTCGATAGGATATCTGTCGTTCAAAATGCGCCGCACCGCGAACGGCTTACTGGCAACCAC